TACATGCTCAAATAGAAAAAGGTTTTGTCGGTAAAAGTAAATCAAGACCTTATAAAATTATACAAGCATGGTTAGATGAAAACTTTCCTAATGAAGACTGGATAGCAGAAGATTCTTTTTGTGCTAATCAAGGTTATGGTGGTAAGATAGACTTATATTCTAAGTCAGGAATATTTGTGGATTTTAAAACTAAAGATAATCTTGAAGGTAAAGACCCTGCTAAATTAGTTTATGATGAACATGGTATGCAACTTTCTGCTTATGCTCAAGGTTGTAATATAGATGAGCCTACAAGAGTTTCTATCTTTGTAGATAGGGCAGATACAAGTTTAGTTCTTTGTCATATATGGGACACAGAATCACATGAGAAACATAAAGAAATGTTTAATAGTATATTAAGATACTGGCAACTGGTAAAGAATTATGAATGGCAAGAAGTCTAAACAGTTAAGAAGGAAAGCAGAACATTTATTAATAGCTTGGTTAAGAACTATGACACCGGATGGAGAAGATAAAACTAAAATAAATGTAAAGAACTTACATGAGTTTTTACCAGAACAAACACATATCTTTGCAAATAATAAATTTATGTTAAGTGCTTATAGTTTGAGATGGTTTTACAAACAAGTAAAAAGAAATCCTGACATAAAAGTAAAAGAACTTTTATGAAAAAACAAATAAATTATAAATTTAAAGAAGATAAAATTTTAAATTTAGTAGAAGATTATATTAATAGTACTTATACTCAACACTATTCTAATGGTAAGTATCAAGCTACAGATATGATTATAGATGCCGGACATGGCGAAGGTTTTAGTATTGGTAATGTTATGAAGTATGCTATGAGATATGGCAAGAAAGATGATAAAAGAACAGAACTGTTAAAGATTATACACTATGCAATTATTGCATTATATTTAGAGGAGCAAGATGGTAGAAGATAAGATAGGAAGTAAACCTTATTTAGGTATTGTTATAGATTATGACAGAGAAAAAAACTTTGATAGATTTAGTTTAGACACACTCAAAGATAGATATTTTTGGGATAATGAAACACATGCTCAAGAAGCTTTTGCCAGAGCTTCAGTATTTGGAGCAACATTTAAAGGAGAAACAGATTATGAATTGGCTCAAAGACTTTATGATTACAGTTCCCACAGGTGGTTCATGTTTAGCACTCCTATACTTAGTAACGGAGGAACAACTCGTGGGCTACCTATCTCTTGCTTTCTTAATTATGTACCTGACAGCAGGGATGGTTTATCTGCTCACTTCGATGAAAATATATGGTTGGCTAGTTCGGGTGGAGGTATCGGTGGATTCTGGGGAGATGTTAGGAGCAATGGTATACCTACTGCTCATGGCAGTCGTTCAACTGGTTCAATTCCATTCATGCATGTAGTTGATTCTCAGATGTTAGCCTTTAATCAAGGTACAACCAGAAGAGGTTCTTATGCTGCATATATGGATATATCTCATCCAGAGATAGAAGAGTTTATAAACATGCGTAAAGAATCAGGTGGAGACATAAATAGAAAAAATTTAAATCTACATAACGGAGTTAATCTTAACGATGCATTTTTAGAAGCTGTAAAGAATGATGAAGATTGGAGATTGATTGACCCTAAAACTAATGAAGCTGTAAAGGTTATTAATGCTAGAGATTTATGGTGGCAAATAATAAATGCTCGTGCTGAAACCGGCGAACCTTACATGATTAACATTGATACTTGTAATAAACATTTACCAAAAGGACAAAAAGATTTAGGTTTAAAAATTAAACAAAGTAATTTATGTTCAGAGATTACTTTACCAACTGATGAAGAAAGAACAGCAGTATGTTGTTTGTCTTCTGTAAATTTAGAAAACTTTGATAAGTGGTCTAAGAATGATTACTTTATTAAAGACTTAATAACTATGCTTGATAATGTATTACAACATTATATTGACAATGCTATAGATACAACTCAACTAGGAGAATATAGTGCAAATTTTAAACGATTTAAAACATATGTTAGAGAAGGTAAAGAAGGATATACTAAATCTGCCTATTCGGCATATAGAGAGAGAAGTCTCGGCTTGGGTGCAATGGGGTTTCATGCATATCTACAGTCTAGGGACATACCTTTTGAGGGTATTTTCGCAACTGGATTTAACCACACAGCTTTCACATATATTAAATCAAAAGCTAATGAGGCTACTAAAGAGTTGGCTGTTGAAAGGGGCGAAGCTCCTGACATTCATGGTTCAGGTCGTAGAAATGCTAATCTACTGGCTATTGCTCCTAATGCTAGTAGTGGGATTATATGTAGTGGGACTTCTCCTAGTATTGAGCCTTATAGAGCTAATTGCTATACTCATAAAACTTTATCAGGGAGTTATCAAGTTAAGAACAAATACTTGGAAAAGCTTTTTAAGTCGAAAGGATTAAAAGGTAAGAAGTTAGAAAATCTTTGGAAAGATATATCAGGTAATGATGGCTCAGTCCAACACTTAGATATTCTTACAGATGAAGAAAAAGAAATATTTAAAACAGCAAATGAAATAAATCAAATATGGATTGTAGAACATGCATATCAAAGACAACAGTTTATATGTCAAGCACAGTCCGTAAATTTATTTTTTACTTTACCAAAAGCAACAGAGAGTCAACAAATACATGATGACTATATGCAATATGTAAATGATGTGCATTGGTATGGTATGAATAAACTTAAATCACTCTATTATTTTAGGTCTAACGCAGCTAGAAGTGTAGAGAATGTAAACATTAAAGTTCCAAGAATCAGGTTAGATGAAGTGGAATGTATAGCATGTGAGGGATAACATGATAAAAGAAAAATTATATGATGCTTTGTATGATAGATACTTAGCAAAACAATCAGAAGCTTTATGTAATCTTCAGTTATATTTTAGAGAGGGTGTAGCTGTAGCTGACCATCCTAGTACAGTAAAAACTGTAGCTAAATTATTTGAAGAGTATGCAGAGGCAACGGAAAACTTAAAAATACTAAAGGAGAATAGATATGAGTTTGTTGGGCAATAGAGATTATTATAAACCATTTGAATATCCATGGATGTTTGATTACTATGTATTACAAAATCAAATGCATTGGATGCCAGAATCTGTACCACTACATACAGATGTAAAAGATTGGCAAGATTTAACAGACAAAGAAAAGAATTTACTTACACAAATATTTAGATTGTTTACACAATCAGATGTAGATGTAGGTGCAGGATATATAGATAAGTATATGCCTTTATTTAAAAAGCCAGAAGCAAGAATGATGATGGGGTCTTTTGCTAATATGGAGTCAATACATCAACACGCCTACAGTTTACTACTTGATACAGTAGGAATGCCAGACATAGAGTATAAAGCTTTTGCTGACTATGAAGAGATGTCAGACAAACATGACTATGTTGGGAACTTTAAACCTACAAAAGCTAAAAAAGAAACTATAGCAAAAACTCTTGCTGTTTATTCTGCTTTTACAGAGGGTCTACAATTATTTAGTAGCTTTGCAATCCTGTTAAACTTTCCTAGATTTGGAAAGATGAAAGGCATGGGACAAATAGTTACTTATTCTATTCGTGATGAATCATTACATGTAGAGGCTATGACTAAATTATTTAGAGAGTTTATACAAGAAAACATAGAAATATGGACAGATGATTTTAAGAAAGAACTTTATGATATTTGTAGACAAATGGTAGAGTTAGAAGATAAGTTTTTAGATTTAGTATTTGAAATGGGAGACATACAAGGACTAACTAAGAAAGATATGTATGCTTACAATAGATATATAGCTGATAGAAGATTATTACAACTTGGTCTTAAGACTAATTATAATCAAAAAGAAAATCCTCTTGGTTGGATTGATGAAGTAACAGGAGTAGAACATCAAAACTTTTTTGAAGGTAGAGCTACTACATATATGAAAGCAGGACTAAGAGGAAGACAAGACAATATAACATTCGCAGGATTTGAATAATGAAAAGAGAAGAAGCAATACTTCTTGCTTATAAAGTTCTTTATGATAGAGCCGGTAAACTCATAACAGAAAGAACTGTAACAGATATAGAACAATTAAAGCCTTACTTTACTGATGAAGAGTATTCAACTTTACAATCTGTTTTAAGAGAAGGTAGTATAAAATTAGATGAAATACATAATCATATAGAGTCTAATTTAAATGCTAGAAGAATGACAGATTAATGAGATGGGCTAGTTTATTATTAGGAATACTTACTCTTCCTTTAATATTTAACTTTACACCCTTAGAAGTCTTACGACTTAAAACATTTGATGCTGTTATACAAACACCAGAACCATCTGGTAACTTTGTAATCTTAAATATTACAGAAGAAGATGTAAGAGAAAGAGGAGGCTATCCTTTTCCTAGACAAGACTTAGCTCAGATACAAATAGATTTACTTAACAAAGGTGCATTAGGTGTTGGTTGGGTTATTTTATTTCCACAACCAGATAGGTTTGGAGGTGATGAAGTTTTTAAAGAAACTTTATCTTATGCTCCTAGTATTTTAGCTATGCCAGAATATGATAATGGTATTTATCCTAAAACACATGGTACTGTTATTTTAGGACCAGATGTAGACTTACCAAAAGCTACAGGTTTTTTACAAAATATACCAGAGCTTCAAGAGTCTGCTTCTCAAGGTGCTGTATCTGCACCGGTAGATGTTGATAACCTTGTAAGAAGATTACCACTACTACAACAAACTCCTGATGGTTGGGTTGCTGCTTTTGGTACTGAGGTTTTAAAAGTATTGGTAGGTGGTAAAACTTATCAAATAAAAACAAACGAAAATGGTATAGAACAAATAAGAGTAAGAGGATTAAATCCAATAAACACAGATAGCCTTGGTCGTAAATGGATTAGTTGGGTTGATACACCACAAACTACACTATCTGAAATGAATGTTGCAGGTAAGTTTGTATTTGTAGGTGTTACTGCAAAGGGTGTTATGCCTACTTTAGCGACACCAAATGGGCTACTAGAGCCTCACAAGATACAGTCTGCCCTTGCAGAAAGTATTTTGATTAACTCTCCGTTCATACCAGACTATAGATTATTTGTAGAATTAATTATTTTATGCATTTCAGGATTACTTATAGCATTTTTAATAAATCGTTTTGGTATTACCATGGGTTTAATATCTGCCGGTACATTGATGCTCTCGATTGCTGGGCTAGGTTACTATTTTATATTACGAGGATTTTTAATTGATGTAACTTGGTCATTAATTAGTATGCTACTTATTGCTACTCAACAATTCTATTTAAACTTTAGAACTCAATACAAACTAAGACAACAAATAAAGAAACAGTTTGAACATTACCTTGACCCAAGACAAGTAAAAAGATTACAAGATAATCCAGAACTTTTAAAACTTGGTGGAGAAAGAAGATACTGTACTTTTTTGTTTACAGATGTTAGAGGTTTTACTTCTTTATCTGAAAAACTAGAACCAGAACAAGTAACAGATATAATGAATAAAACTTTAACTATACAATCAGATGCAGTTAAAAAGTATGGAGGCATGGTTGACAAATATATAGGCGATGCAATGATGGCAATCTTCAATGCTCCTTTAGATTTAGATATGCACGAAGACAGAGCAATACTAACAGCTATAGAAATCAAAAAGAAAATGCGAGAAGCAGGACTAGGTATTGATATTGGTATAGGTATTAATAGTGGAGTTGCTGTTATCGGTAATATGGGTAGTGAAACTAGGTTTGACTTTACAGCTTTAGGAGATGCAGTAAATTTAGCAGCAAGAATGGAGAGTAGTTGTAAAGAAGTTGGAGAAGATATTGTCATTGCTCAAGGAACAGCAGAGCAAACAGACATAAAATTAGACAGATTAGATGATATTTATGTAAAAGGTAAAGAAAAACCTATACAAATCTACACAATATCCGAAAATGCTACCAGAGCTTCTTAGAAGCCCGTGGTTAAATAATAGGTGTTTTTGAAGCCAAGGTATTACTTACCCTCTAACTTTGCAATACAGAGCATCCTGTGAGGTCGATTTTCTCTAATCACCCTGTTTTATAGTAATTGTTGAAGAACCACCACCATTTACTATAATTTGAGTACTCTTTCCATTTTGTACAAGTATAACAGTATAAGAACCTGTCTTGTCCAAGTCTAATCTTACTGTATCTTCTAATGATTTTAAGAAAGTTATTATATTATCTGTAGCAAAAGTATTAATCTGAGTATTAGAATCAAACCCCATACTCGTTCCTTTTAAATCTAAGTCAGCTTTTAATAAAGTTTCTGTCTGGTCTAACTCATTTACATCTTGTATTATGTCTAACAAGTCTTCAAGAAAGTTTACATCTAAATAATTTATATCTAATTCAGTAAACTCTAAGTTATCTTCTGCAAGATAGTCTACATCTAAATCATCAAAGTCAAGGAAGTCAGCATCAAGAATATTAGAAACGCTAACTCCATTCTCTCCTTGTACATCTATTTTCTCCTGTGGTGGATTTACTATTAACATATTATCAATTAACTCTAAAGTTAAATCTAATATAACCGGTTTAGTAGGTTCTGTTTCAAACATAGAAACTGTAGTAGCTTGATATGGTTTATTGAGAATAACTTCTCCCATAGCTGTTGCCACTAATATTTCTCCACTAGGAGTTCCATCTGCTTTTGGTAATAATATAATTAAAGACTCTCCAATCTCATTGACTGTAATGGTAAAGTCTGTACCACGAATAGAAACATTAGCACTCGGAGTTGAGATAGCTATGTTTTCTTTGTTTATATTATTTAACTTGCCAGTAATAAACCTTGCAGTTCCACTAGCAAATTGTAGAGCCATCTTAGATTTAGATGGGTCAGGGTCATAGATAAATTCATCTATAACTAATTGTGAATGTTCTGTTAATCTTACTTTACTATCGTTTAGAAATGTTATGCCTATTCTTCCATTAGAAGTTTCTACATTGTCATAACTTTCTATATCAAAAGATAAGGCAGCATCATAAGGAATATCCCTTACAATTCTGCCTGTACCTTTTAGTTCTGTTACGCTTCCTATACTAGCATCCGACTGTTGTGCCACCATCGTTTTGGATAACACAGACAGTACCAGAATTACCAGTAGAAAGTATCTTGAGCCAATCATTATCTAATGTACTAAGTTGTTGTATATTAAAAGTTCTAGAGTTACCTGTTTGGTCTAAGTAAAAATAACCACCAGCATAACCACTACCTGTAAAAGTAATGTTGTTACTATCTCCATCAACATCAACATAGGAAGTACCACCATCATAATTTATGTCAAAATCTAATGTGTTACTACTTCCGTTAATAATCCAATCTAAATCTGTATTACTAGCCATAGCACTTGTACCTACATCTAGTGTAAAGGTATTATTACTACCAGTAGCATCTACATTAAAATTAGAACTATCAGCACCATAAGTATTAGTCGGGTCTACTTGAATGGTAAATGCATTAGAATCTCCATCAAACTCAAAAAATCCTGTGATATTATCTCCTAATATGTCACCAAGAAATGTATTACTATCACCGATTTGATTTACATCTAATGTAAGATTTAACCCATCTAAGTCTAGTGCAGTTAAAGTACCTGCAACAGAGTTTAAACCACCTATTATATTTCCAGAACCAAGTTGTTCTAAATCTATATTAGCAGTAGCACCTGATTGGTCAATATATATTTCGTTATCAGCCCCGTATGTTGGCGATGCAATCATCATCGCAACTAGGCTCATCAATATTAATTTCTTCATATTCCCAATACCCTCTTTCTATTCCTATTTCTATTAAGTTAAATACTCCAGTTTCTATTGCCTTTTGCAAAGCTATAGAACCTACTTCATTCTCAGCGACACCTCCTTCTATCTCTACAAGTTCTGTACCTTGTTCAATAAAACGAAAGATGTCCTGAGAAATACTTGTTGATAAAATATTTTTAGAAACAGCAGTCTCTATTAATATCTCACCAGTAGATACAGAAACTAATCGTAATGATATAGTTACTACATCTTCTCGGTATTGTTTACTATTACCTATTCCTAAGTATCTAGCACCAATACCACCAGATTGAATGTTTGTGTCATAACTAATAACTCCACCCTGTATTAAAAGTCCAGCAAATAATAAAGGCTGTAGTTTTTGGTCTTCTTCAAAGTTCTCTCTGGTTGACCGGATTAGTTGTCTTTCTTTAGTAAGGTTATCTAAACCTACTCTTTCGACAACTCTAAAAAAGTTACCATTAGCAGCATGTTTTAAAGCTCTTATAAGCAATGCTTCTGGAGCTTGTGTAACTGCTGTACTAAATAAAGCAAAGCTACTATTACTTTTTCTTTGCCCTGTTAAATCTTGAAAGCTGTCTCTATATACTGCTATTACAGGTTTCTTTTTTGCAGGAGGTAATTCAGCTAATTCAACTGATTGTAAATCTAAAATATCAGCAGGTAGTATATCTCTAGTTAAAGATAAGTCTCTGTTTTCATTTAAGACTGCACAACTAGAAAGTGAAACTG